GTAAACCATATAATGGTCGCTCTCGGGCGATACCCTCAACATCAGCCATCCATACTATAGGAGGGCTAGGTTGAAGGTCTCCGTAACCTACGGCAGGAATATGCCGATAGGTGAGGGAACTGCGGGGGATTAGCGGACCTGGTCCGACCTTCCTCTCGCAATCTAACTTCGTCTTTTCGAGCTTACCCGTTTTCGACCGTCGATAAAATTTCGACAGGTAACGTAATGGGGAGGGCTCAAAAATACGAACCGGTTCTTTGTACAGTTGAGCGAAGCTATTACGTGCCTCTAAAAAGGCCACGTATTCTTCATGACTTAACTGTCTCATCACCGGATTTGTCTCTTCTTTGATTTCGGTCGTATAATTTCCCATAAGGGAAGTTTGTTTAAGACCAGGGCGGGTCTTAGTTATCGTGCTTGCACGACCTAAGTTACCCCTCTTGGTCTCGACCTGGATAGATGAGATCACTAGGCTCGGGAAATTTATACCCGAATGCATCGTAAAGGTCAGCTAGGGTGGCTTCGCTTAATTGCGATAATACCCCCTTTGCTAAAGTCCCAACTTTTGCCCTAGTGACAGCCTTAGGTAGATCTATCCCCCGAAAACCTTTCGAGGGAAAATTGACCGGGGCTCCGATTTGTGCGAGTGCTTTCCATATTGGATAGTACTTCGACAATCGGAGCAACCTGATCATTTCTCGTTCGTCGACGCCTAGACGTCTACAACTAGAAACTACTGCTAATGGCTGACTATACCACGTTACTTGCCTTACGCCTTGAGAACCGGCTAACGGACCTAGGGGCACTGCCCCGATAGGTTTGTTACGCCGGAGAATTATCTCTGTGTAAAGTCCGTAAATTGGGTGTTCCCAGTCTTTGCTTTGGCTAATCTGACTGCCCAAAGATCCTAGGATCTTTGTATGGCGGCGAGATTGAGCTTTAAAACATGTAAAGACTGCGTCATCACCCGTGGTATCGATATTGAGGAAATTGCACGGCACTTGCCGTGTTATCTTCAATACTTTTTCCGTCCCCTTTTGTAAGGATTTGGTAAGTAAGGCTGGGAAACCAACTGCATTTTTTTTGTAGTGGTCCCAATCGATTACTGACCGATTTGTAAGGATTTTCCTTGCGGACGAAGATCGCTCGAAAGCGTATAGAGTGTAGAGTGGAAGGAGTGGCCAGCTTGTGCTGGTTCCCATCAACTGTCCTCTTCTGGTTAATACCGCCTCACTATCTTTAATAAATAAAGTGAGAGTCGGACTAACCATAACGATTTCTTTCGGAGCATATTTCGACCAAGAACCAGGGAACATGTCGGCGATTGTAATCGCCGGCTTGCCCTCGTACCCGGTCAACATATCCGCGAACTTGAGATAATGTGTGTCATATTGGACGTCCGTAAGGGCGGGCCAGTTTAAACGCAACATTTTAACAGTTTCGTACTGGATGATTTGATATGATCCAGTAACTACAGTAACCGCGTCCTGCCACCAAGGAGGACATCGGTAAAGCCACTTTCCAATTTCCAAGTAAAATAATCTTGTAAATTTGAAATGATGGTTATCTGTAGCCGTAGTGAGATCCTGCGACCGAACTATTTCAGTAGGGCCCGGGGGACGAGGAAACCTCGCCTTTCCGGCGAGACTAGCTCGAATCCTAGGGTCACTTTCTAGAAAAGCTGACGCGTAAGATCTCAATAATCTTGCGAGAATAGATATCGAACCCGACGTCATAGTTGGTATCCGATACTTATTTCCCCTTTCTCCTATATATAAAGGACAACAGGGAGGATGTAAAAATGGCCGGCAGGACCCATCATTGGGACAACCTGCAGCATGGTCTAAGAACATCCTCGCATAATTTAAACAACCGTATATCCCCATCAGGGTTTTTTTTTCTACCTTCGATGGATTCGGGTATAAGGCCGGTTGCAATATCCGCACCTCGAACTTCGGATCGAAGCATTTTGTCAAATTTGCTTTCGATCCCG